TCTTAGCCCTGCTCTAGGAGGTAAAAAGATGCCAGAGACACTTGGGAACATGAAGAAAGTTGTTAGATATGAGTGTCAGTTTTGCAAGAAAGAATTCAGAACACCAGGCAGACACCACTGCAAGCGCAATCCCGAACTAAAGAATTGCTTCAGTTGCAAGCATCTAGTAGGGTGGAAAAAATCAGAAGATAGGATATATAGCCCAGGTGTTATTTTCCCTAACTATCCGCATTGTGATGCTGGTATGAGCGAGGACTGGGATATAGAAATCATCAAGTCAAAAGGCTATGACATGCAGTGCGAATCTTACGAACATGGCCAACATGATGGCCCAACGTGGCTAGACACAATAAGAAACAGAGCTTGATTCTCAAGGAGGTGGCAAGGTGCAACAAACAAAGACGGACAAGGATTTACAGCGAGCTTATTTCAGGTGCATTGAAGCTGAATTATACCGCTACCAAGCTACTAAACAAGAATTACACGATTTACGCATGGCGATTATTGAAGGCGGAGGACAGCCAGAACTACCAGTCTACACCGGTCCAGGAGACACAACCGGGAAGAAGGCAGTAAAGCTAGTAACTTCAGTTGGTATATACGAAATGGAAAGACGAGTTAAAGCGATTGAGAAGGCACTCAAAGAAGCAGAAAGGCTGGAGCCTGGCAGGATGGAGCTAGTAAGGTTAAAGTATTTTGATAAGAAACTCACTAACTACGGGATTATAAAGGAGCTCAATATTAGCGAAGCCACTTTCTACCGGTGGAGGCGGGAACTGATTTATAGTATTGCAGATAAATTGGGATGGGATGCTGGGCAAGGGCTATAAAAAAGGAGGGGAAAGAAGATGCGAGCTATAGAGTTCAGAGGCAAGAGGCTAGACAATGGTGAGTGGGCTTATGGCAATTTAGTTAGTGATAGCAAAAGGTATTTTATTATCTACGATAACGATATAACAGAATGTACTCGATACGGTGAACGATATATCGAAGCAAGCAGATACTTTGAGGTTGATCCAGAAACGGTAGGCATGTCCACAAACCACAAAGATGGTAAAGTTAACGAATTATACGCAGGCGATATAGTTATTTCTCGCTACAACCATAACTTTATTGGTGTAATAAAGTTTGGCGATCATAAAGCATACTGCCCATTAGATAATTTATGGGTAACATCTACAGGGTTCTATATTGAAGAGCCTGGTAAGACCAAGGATGCCTATCCAACAGGAGCAACAGAAGGTTGGGCTATAAAAATAGGCAACATCCACGACAATCCAGAGCTGTTGGAGGTGGAAGAGTGAAAATAATAAAGGCTATCTTAACTATATTGTTCATGTTGCAATACTTATATAGCACGTTTAACCTCAAAAAAGAAAATAGTGTTAACAAAAATGTATACTATGGGATGCAGGCTATTATGGGCTTAATATGGTTTCTTTGGTTCATGAGGTAAGGGGTGAAAAAGTGAAGTGTAAGCATTGTGGAGCGTGTAATAAATGCAAAAAGCATCAAGAGGTAGTAATAGGCATAGACCTGTCTTCTAGAAAAGACTTAACAGCTGTAGTAAGGAGGCCCATAATGAGTGGAGACAAAAGACCTCGTAGTTTAGCGGAGGCTTATAAAAAAACAATAGACGAAAACAAAGAAATCAATTTATCTGAGATAGATGAAGCCGCTGATATTACTATATATGATGGCAGGACTGTAGTATCTTTTAATGATGGTAGCAGGTTGACTCGTTTTGCTGACGGAAACACTTATGCGCAAGACGGCTTTGGTGTGTTTTTAGATGATGTAATAGAAAGCGCAAAGTTAAAATATGTTTATATAGTCTTAGAGAAGGTAATGGGGCGCCTTGTGATAAGCGGAGTTTTTGACACAGAAGAAAAGGCAATGGAATACAAAGACTTAAGATATAGATATAATGTTAGTTGCTTTGTTGAAAAGTGGGAGATTAACGGTAAACTTAAGTAACTACTTATAGACCATCTACCTGCAAGATGACAGAAAGATGATAGTTTTGAGGGTGGTTTCTGTGATATTGTGTTAGTGGGAGTAGATGTCCCGAAGCCTGACCGCAGAGACAGAGTGTGGCCAGGCTTTTATTATAACCATCAAGCCTTCTAGCAGGCATTATACTTGTAAATGGCTTGTAATCAACGTTTAGACAAGCACTTAAGCATTAACACAAACAGAGTAACTAGAAAGGCTTATAAACGTTCTAGTAAAGCCATTATTAAGCAGTTAAGATATAAAAAAGTAGGGAGGTAGTTGTAGGTGGAAGTTAACAAAATAGAACTAGAATTAAGCACTACTAAGCTAACAAAGAAACTGCATTTAATTAGCGATTACTTCAAAGCATTAGCTACTGAGCTAGAAGAAGTAGATAGAGAAGAAGAAGACTCAAAGGCAAGATAACTAGTGCAAAAATGGGCAGAGAAGTTTTATAAAGGCAAAGAGTGGATAAAGCTAAGAAACGCTTACTTCGCTAGTCAGTACGGTATCTGTGAAAGATGCAGTGAGCCTGGATTAATAGTGCATCACAAGATATATTTAACGCCAAAGAATATAGGCAATCCAGAAGTCTCCCTCAACTGGGACTTGCTAGAACTACTGTGCTTAGAGTGCCACAACAAAGAGCATGGCGGGGATGTTATTGCAGATGGCCTCATGTTTGACGAGGATGGGAACCTGGTAAAGGAGAGACAAGCTATGCGAGGCTACAAGTTTGACGCAGAAGGCAACATGGTGCCAGCAGATGTCTATGTCGTTTGGGGAGCACCAGCTAGCGGTAAGACTACTTACGTCAGAAACCACATGAAGCCTGGTGACCTAGTGATTGACCTAGATTTAATAAAGCAGGCAATCAGTATGCAGGGCAGGGACGAGGTAGACGGTTCTCTGCTTAATATAGCAATACAAGTAAGAGACATGCTTTATAGCCTGGTAGCTAATAGAAAAGTTAATAGTGATGTGTGGGTAGTAGCTTGCTTACCTAAGGATGAACAGAGAGATAAGCTTGGGGAACTTCTTAAGACAAGTAAGTTTATATATATCAATGCGACCAAAGAAGAGTGCATACAGAGAGCTTTATCTGATAGTGATAGAGCAGATAAGGAATTGCAGTTAGAGATAATAGAAACATGGTTTAACAGTCATTGTAGTGGCAACGATTAACCCCCCCTATCTGGGTTAAGTGGGACTTATGGCCCGTACCGTCTGGCTACCTCCGGACGCCCCGGAAAGGCATGCGCATGAGGGGTGTGGTGTAAAAAGGGGTGATAAAATATGGCGACTAAGAAAGAGTTAACGAGAGAAGAAAGAATTAAGAAGGAATTTAACAGACTTAAGAAAGTATTTAAAGACATCCCAAAAGATAGAAAAGACACTTGCATATCTCTGATAAAAAATGCCGCCTTCATGACCATCACCCTTGAGGACCTGCAAAAAGAGATCGCCGAGAAGGGCGTCGTCAGCGAATACCAGAATGGTGAAAACCAATGGGGTACAAAAAAGAGTCCTGAATCTGACGTTTACAATACCATGATTAAAAACCATCTTTCTGTTATAAAGCAATTATGCGACCAGCTTCCAGACGTCGAATCAGTCCAACCGGCTGAAGACGAGCTGATTGCTTTTGTTAAGCGAGCTGGTAGAAAATGACAAACTACATTCTGGAATATTGGGACAAGATTCAATCTGGCGAGGTAGTGGCTTGCAGGCGACTAAAACAACAAATAAGCAGACTGATAGAAGAACTTAAGAACCCACGTGACCCGTGGGTTTTTGATTTAGAAAAAGCTAATAGGCCGATTGAGTTTATTGAAAACTTCTGCCGGTTGTCGGTCGGTTCGCTTGGTCAAAAAGTAAAGCTAGATATATGGCAGAAAGCAATTATCCAAGCCGTCTTTGGCTTTGTCCACAAAGAAACTGGCTTAAGGCGAATACGTGAATTGTTTATTTTGATAGGCCGTAAAAACGGCAAGACATCTTTGCTAGCATGGATATCCCTTTACTTGCTTGTGGCCGACAACGAAGGCGGAGCAGAGATTTATTTCTTGGCTACCAAGAGGGACCAGGCAAGAAAAGGCTTTATCGAATGTTCTAACGTGGTTAGCCAAAGCGCTGGCTTGCGCAGACATATACGCAAACGGAAATCAGACCTCTACTTTCCGTTAACGTTCTCTAAGATTGAACCTCTGGCAAGTGAATCTAACAGCTTAGACGGTCTAAACTCTCATGGCATCATTATCGATGAGCTACACGCTATCAGAGATAGAAATCTGTACGACGTTATGAAACAGTCAATGTCAGCACGTCAACAACCAATGCTAGTCATGATTACGACTGCGGGCTTTGTTCGTGAATGTATCTTCGATTCTATTTTTGAATATGCTTGTGACATATTAGACGGGAAAATTGAAGATGAGAGGTTCCTGGCTTTTATATACGAGCTAGACGATCGGTCTGAGTGGACTGATTTTCGCATGTGGGAAAAACCTAACCCTGGCTTAGGCACTATTAAGAATTATGATGATCTAGCCGCAAACGTAGAACGTGCAAAAAATGATTCTGGCTTCCTTCCAACACTGCTTACTAAAGATTTTAATGTCAGAGAAACGGTCGCTGGTTCTTGGTTGACATTCGAAGAGGCTAACAATGAAGAAGTGTTTGACCTCGAGGAACTAAGAGGCTGTTATGGTGTTGGGGGCGTGGACCTTTCGGCCACTACAGACTTAACTTCTTCTAGCATCGAATTAATGAAGCCAGGCAGTAACAAAAAATATGTAATTAGCCACAGCTTTATGCCGGCTGATACACTAGACCAAAGAGCCAAAGAGGATAAAATTCCTTACGATGCTTGGCACAAGAGAGGATTAATAACAGCTTGCGCCGGATACAAGGTAGACTACAGATATATAACGGACTGGTTTATAAAGCTAAAAGAAGAGTTCGGCATAATTGCTTACTGGGTTGGCTACGACTCTTGGAACTCTCCGGCATGGGTTGAGGACATGGAAATGCGGATAGGTTACAGAAACAAAGACACGCTTATCCCTGTCAGCATGGGAGCAAAAACCTTATCTGGTCCTATGAAAAACTTGAAAGCCGACCTAGCTGCAAAAGATATCAATTATAACAATAATCCTGTGCTGAAGTGGGCGCTAACTAACGTATCTATGGAGACAGACAAAAACGAAAACATTAGGCCTGTGAAAGGCCGAAACCAACGCCAACGCATTGACCCTGCGGTGGCTGTTTTAATTTCCCATACTGTTTTAGAAAACAATTATGAAGATTATAGAGGGTTGATAGGGTGGTGATGAAGTGGCAGAAAGACGTAGCTTATTTAAAATGATGTTCCCGAACGCAGGAGGGCAAAAGAAAACAGTAACTCAAGTTCAAATGCTCTCTGGTTATAGTCCAACATTTACGCCTTGGAATAACAAGCCGTACGAAGCCGAGGCCGTCCGTTCCGCAGTAGATTCTATAGCAAGAAACGCGGCCAAACTCAAAGCCAAGCATATTAGACGTTACGGCAAAACAATAGAACATGTTGGCGGGCAGATTGAGAAGTTGCTGGCAACCAGACCAAACCCAAACATGAACGCTTACGATTTTTATTACAAGATGATCACCACGCTGTTAATTGACAATAATGCTTTTGCTTATCCGCATTGGGATGGCTTTAACCTGGTGGCAATATGGCCAATAAACTGCCTGTTTGCTGAATTTGTGGAGGATGCAACAAAAAGGCTTTTTCTGAAGTTCTATTTCGCTGACGGTGAACAGCTGGTGTTACATTACCCCGAAGTTATCCATCTCCGAAGGCATTTTTATGCAAATGACCTGCTTGGAGAGCCGAACAAGCCAATTAATGCGACACTTAGCGCAATGCACACCACAAACGAAGGGCTAGCAGAATCAGTGAAAATGTCAGGCTCTCTTCGAGGCATTATTAAATACTCTGGAATTTTGAACGATACAGACTTAGAAAAAAATAGACAGCGTTTCATCAAAGAGTATATGACTATTCAGAACGCAGGCGGTATAGCCGCACTTGATGCTAAAGCTGATTATCAGGAACTAAAAGCAGAAATAAAAACAATTAACTACTCGCAGATGAAGGAACTCAGGGACGCAGTCTTCCGTTATTACGGCACCAATGAAAATATTGTCATGAGTAAGTATTCAGAAGAAGAGTGGAACGCATTTTACGAGTCTGTCATTGAGCCGATGGCCTTGCAAATGAGTCTGGAATTCACGACAAAACTGTTTGCTGTACGAGAGCTAGGCCATGGCAATGAAATAGTGTTTGAGGCCAATAGACTGCAATATGCATCTACCCAAAGCAAGGTGAATGTGGTGGAAAGAATGGTGCCAATGGGGCTGTTAACTATTAACGAAGCAAGAGAAATATTTAACCTAGCACCTGTAAAAGACGGAGATAAGCGGCTAGTATCCCTGAACTATGTTCAAGCTGATAAACAAAACTTATACCAGCTTGGCGAAGATGGTAAAGACGAAAACGGAGGTGATGACGATGGCGGCACCGATACAGACGATCAAAAAGGAGATAAGAATAGCGGCACTGAGGGCTCTGCCGGCGATAAATGATCAAGAGCAAGAAATGGTTGTCGAAGGTAGAGCTATTGTATACGACAGCCCAACCGTCATGTGGGAATACGACGGTATAAAATACTATGAAGTCATTGCG